GTTAGGGTCGGGCATCAAATCTGTGTACGCAAATTTCCTACTGCAGCGATCACAGACCGCCACAGACAGGACTGAGTTACCTCGGGTATCAAGGTAGACAGGCATTTGTTAGCCGTAAAAAATTGTAATTGCGGCCGAGGTTGGTAAGGTTATGTAGCAACCTGTTGAAAAACGAATACCATTACCTGGCAATATTGTTGAAATAATTGCGGTATTGGTTGTAATATCAATTTCAATTACTGCTGTTCCGGTTGCTGAAGTATTGTCATAAAACAATATTGCACCGGCGGTGCCACCTGGTTTAATTTGCCATCCAGCGACACGACCCGGGCCAGTAAATGTTTGACCACTTGCGTTTATGTGGGAGGTTGATACGTCTACTAATGTGGGCATAATTTTTCCTAAAGGTTAAAAAAGGCGGGTCTCCCCGCCATTTTAATTAGCTATTTGTGTAGCCAGAACCATAGGCAGTAATTGTGCCGTCAGCATTGCGACCAGTGTACTGAATAGACAATGTGCCAGCAGAAGCAGCCTCAGAGGCTAAAGTTACTGTGCAGTCATATGCACCAACGTTAGCCAACAAGTTAGCCACGGCAGCAGATGCAGTAAAGGCTACAGCAACTTTACCTAAAGCGGTGGTTGTCAGCGTGCCAACGGAAGTAGTTACGCCGTTAACGGTTAAGCTAACCGCGCGCGAGGCTGCGCCGACTACGTTTAAATAACCGTCGATTGAGTGAATGATGGAACCTGCGGGGATTACTTCGGTTGTGGCTGCTGCTGCTACAATAGCTACCTGTTGTGAAATCATTGTGGCGCCAGTGTTGTCGGCAGAAATTGTGCCGTCGTTGCTGGTGGTTTGGCGCGTATTTAAACGCAGAGGTATTGTAAATGTGCTTGACATTGTGGTGTTTCCTTATCTTAGTGGGTATCCCTAGCTGTCTCTAAGTCGTCTCACCAGGAAGTTTGGTGGTCAGAAAGGGATTAATCTTCCTATAACTACTAATGCAAATATTAGATCAATTGCGCCCCAAATAGTAAAAAAGCCACCCTTGTGGGGTGGCTTTTAGGACTACGGAGGTGCTAGTTAAACGCCAGCGGTACCGTAGAGGTTGCGGGCATCATGCCAGCCGGTCGCATAACGCTCGGTGGCTTTGTAGCGCATAGAATCAGTCTCGAAGTCACCTTCCATGGATTTCTCCATTGGACGACGCATTACGAGCATGAGACCATTCTCAGCATCGGTCTGTACCCACCATGCTTTGCTGGAGCTTAAACGGGTTACAACGTGTGTACCCTTTGGAAGCATGCCAGTAGACTTGATTGGGTTGAGATCGTTGTCAGCTGTACCAGAACGGAGAACAGACTTGAGGATTACCTCTGCCTGGAACTCGAGTGCTGGAGGAACAACTAACTGTTCAGCTTTCAGACGAATACGCTTACCGTTGTTGTCGATTGCAGAACGGATCTGGATGAGGATCTGCTCAACAGAAGTTTGCGACAAGTTAGCGGCAGTCGATAGCTGATTGCTGTAGGTTAAGCCGTTAGCAACAGGGTGGGCTGTATTTATTAAAGTTACACCGTCACCGCCAACATAGCCGGCTGTGAATGCAAAGTTTAATAAGTTAGCGCACAATGTCTCTTTGGTCTCAATCATAGACTGAGCCAAATGCTTGGCGAAAGTGCTGCCGATACGGATGTGATCACCGTCTTCCATCAACACTTTGGTCAAGGCATATGCCAAGCCATAGATTTGATAGATGAAACGTGTGATGTACAAAGTACCACCTTGGTCATAGCTGACAGGAGTTCCGTCAGGCATCGCAGGTGCGGCATTCATACCGAACAACATTACTTCTTCGTGATAATTACGCGGGATGCCCTGGATTTGTTCTACAAAACCTTTCCATTCGTCAGCACGCTGCTCATATACACCATCAAAGACTTCGTTGATAATCGACTCGACTACCGCACGAAAGTCTGTACTACGCATTGGAGTTGCCATTGCTTATTACCTTTCTTTCGTTAATTAGGAAACCGAGACCTTAGGTGCAACAAACGTGTTGTTGGCGATCTGGACTTGAACAATCGTTTTCGCATCGCCCCAAGCGTTTAACTCGCCTGTTGGATATGCTACTTCACGGCCTAAACCTACTACGCGAACTTGTCCTTGAACACCAGCGGTTACTGCGGTTGCAGCAATAGCTGTTGTGGAGAAGCCTGCGCCCCCATTACCGATGGAGGTGCCACCTGTTGGGGTGTTTCCGACGGTTGCTGAGAAATTGTACTGCGATCCGATAGCTGCTGTGGTTACAGAGCCTGCAGACTGAATTTCATATACTAAAGACGGATCAGCAAAGATCCAGAATAAGATTTCAGTTGAAGCATCTAGTGTGGCTTTAGAGGCAAATTTAGCTACAGAGCGACGACCTTGTGAGTCAGTAAACTCTACGCCGTTAAATACGCCGTATACCGGGCTTGTTGCTGCAAGGGTGGCTGCAACTGCTAATTGGCCTGAACCTGTGATCCCAACTGGTTGATACTGGAAAAATGACTCACCAGAGTTCAAAGAGTAGGGAGCCGTGTATGTAGACCCAGTGACAAAAGTGTTGGTTCCAACGAATGGAACTGCACGATCAAGACCACTTGGGTGATATACAGGCTTCAGACCAAAGGGTTTAAATGTTGTGGACATTTATTATTTTTCCTTTGTTATATTTTGAAGAATGTTATTGGAAGCGAATATTACTATTTGCTTTTGCGGCCTCTTTTTCCATTTCCAAAATGCCACCTTCAAGAATTGATCTGCCACCTTTGCCGTCCTTAGCAGTGCTACGAACGTTTGCGGTAATATTTCGCTGGTGCTCAAGGGGATCCTCGAGGTGCAGCATGCGCATCACTTCTTGATAGATTTCTTCTGGTAACTTAAAGAGAACCATCTCGTTACAACTAACACAGCCTTCAAACTTGCCCGAGCTCATTTTACCTAGTGATTCAAAGCCTTTTCCTAATTCTGCGGCTTTCACTGGCTCATAACCCAACGCCATACGTTTGTCGATACTGTCATAATGATTTGTAGTGGATAACCAGCACAAATGGAATCCAGGAATTGTTCCTCCTGGAATATCTGGCAACGCGCTATTTTGCCATTTGTCTCTGAACGCCTCTGCACGTTCGCGCTTTGATTTCAAGTCCGGATCTTCTGCTGCCATCCGTTCTTTTGTTTCCTCGACTCGATCTAATAAACGATCTTCTAAGTCGCGTTTTATTCTTGTATTTGCCATGATAATTATCCTTTGTTAGCGCGGTCATACGATGCGTATGCGCGGATCATTTTGTTTCGTTTTTCAACATCGTCCCACGAACCAGAGTCTTTAATAGCCTGGACACGCTGAGGACTTAACGTGATTGTTCCAGGTCTTGCGCTGGTTGTGTTTGCCACCCGGCTAGAGGCCGTTGGGCCCGCTCTACGAGTTTGCTGTCCGCCTTTACTTGTGTAACGGTGTGGCAGACGTGACGATAAACGATTATCCAACTCCTCCCAATATTCAGAATCACTTGGATCCCATCCGTCTTGGGCGAGTTCTTGATCAATTACCTTGGCGATTCTACTATCTGTATCCCGAGCTTGCGGGTCATACCAGGAGTTTTTCTTAAGCCACTGAGTTGCGTTTCTTTGCACTTCAGTGCTAATCTCGTTTGGTACATTTTGCTTTGGGGCTCTTGCTTGCTCGAGCTGTTGTTTTTTGTAGTACTGAGCTTGTTGCAGACGCTGTTTGGCGTCGGTCAATTGCTCTAAGTACTCCATTTGTCCAGGCGCATCATTTTCTTGCGCCGCTTGCAGCATCTTCATTTTGGCGTATTCTACACGAGTTGCCTCGTCTTCAATTGCCTTATCAATCTGCACAAACTGGTACGACGCCGAGGCATTTTCTACTTTAACTAAACGTTCTGCCAGTTCAGCATTACGTCGCTCAAGCGCACTAATTTTATTTCGTGCTGATGTATCTCGTTGTTTAACTAATTCTTTTTTGAGTTTACGCTCTTCTCTGCGAGCCGCACGAATATTTTCGCGTTCTTCGTCGGTTTCTTCAGGATTAGAATCCACCTCGCCACCATCGGCAGCTTCTACGGGCTCATCGTCGTCCTGATCACTGTCTTCGACAGCATCATCTTTTTGTTTTTCTTCATCTGGAAAGTGATCAACATGCTCATCCAGTTTGGCTAAAACGGAGCCATCATTCTGTTCTTTTAAAGGAATATCTTTATTTTCTGCCATAATTTTCTTTCAAAATTAGTCTACAAACGCTTTCATTTTCTGCGCATGCTCAAACGACTTGATGCGAGAAATGATTTCACGTGCCTGGATGGTAATAAACACCACGGGGGAGCCTTCATCATCCGGGTTAACAACGAACCGATCACCTCCGTACTTAATCGTACGAACTAGATCGCCAACTTTACACCAGGGGCCTTCAATCCAAGGCTCAAGCGTATCTGGCGACTTATATGCCAAAGGTCCAACTTGGACTACTTTTGCAACGGTCTCATTGAAACGTAACGTCTGTCGGGTCTCATCAACTAAAATGATTCCACCCTTACTTTTAGCCTTTTCCCGTCTTAACTGCACTAATACACGGTCTCCAGCTACTTCAACACCAGGGTCTATCTCAGGAAAACATTCTTGCTCTGAGCGAAGATCCGGGTCTTCTTTTTGTGATATATCAAATGCCATGCGGCAGTCCTTTCTTGAATCTTACGATTCGTCTTCATCGTCTTCCGTTAAAATCTCGTTAATAATGTTTAACGTAATCTTAAAACCTTCGTGTCGGCCAACCAATCTCTGGTAGTCTTCAAACGAATTTACGTTAGTTCCTGCGGTAACGGATTCCGCTAGTAATTGTTGCTCAGTCTTTACACGACCGATAATTTCAGATAAAAAATCCTTCATAATTTTACTAATGCAAATATATGAAGGAATCCGCCCTAAAATTAATAAAAATTGCCGCTTTTAACGTCTTTAAGGTTTTTATCTGGCCCAACTTTGCTTGAACGAGACGGTTTACCTTTTACGGCGTTGTTAGAACGCTTGGAGCCAGAGGCGCCTTTGTCGAGGTTTTTATCGCCGGGGCCGCCGCCGCTACATATTTGGCCGGTTTCCTGGTACGTTTGACGAAAGCCTTTTAAATTTTCGGCCATGTTATGCTCCTGTGATGGGTTTTGGTTGTAGTGCTGCCTGGACGGCCTGTTTGGCTATCTCGGCGTCTGATATAAATTGCTGTTTTTCAATCTCGATACCATGCTGACGGATATCTTTTTCTGCTTCGTTTACTGCTTGTATGCCAAGTCTTGCTTGCTCTTGGGCGAGCGCCATTTCTTGGTTTGTTATTTGCAACTGTGCCTGCATTGCCGCCACGCGCTCGCGCGAGGAGTTATTCATGCTGTTAATTGCCACGTTGGTAGAGTTTTTCTGGTTATCCAGCTCGGTTTGTACTTCGTACTTGCTCTGTAATTCCATGACTTTGCGCTGTAACTCGGCAAGTTTAAGCTCGTAGTCTTGTTGCGACTTGGCCTGTTCCATCTGCATCTTAAGCTGTGACTCTTGCTGTTTACGCTGAGTTTCAGCCATTTGGGTCTTAAGAATAACCTGAGCCGTTGGATCGGCAGAGGCTGCCTGTTGAAGCTGTGCCTCTTTGGCTTGCTGTACTTTTTGCGCTAGTTGTTGGATTTGTTCTACAAATGGTTGCATTGTCATTTTTGAATCTTGTCCAACCATCTGCGAGGCCAAAGCCAACGCCTGTTGAGATTCTAAGTCTAGTGGCTTCTCTTGGTGTAATTCTAACGCATCTCTGCCGCCAGATGCCTGGGCCACGTACGCGCGCATGGATTGTAAGTAGTGCAGCGTTAAGTGTTGCTTGATGTGCTCAAGTGCGTTAGGCGCAAACGTTGGTCCAATCACTGGGTTAGCACCATAGGCTGGGTTTGCCGCGTACTCAAGGTGAATCTTAATGTGACTGATGTGGTCCTGGTCTGGATACGCCGCCGCTGGTCGTCCCATGGTCATGGCGACGTTTTCTAGCGCGGGATTGGATTCTTTTGCTCCCAATGGGTTTGGTAATATCTCGTCAATGTTAGGGATTTTAAGCTGGAGTAGCACTCTGCGGTAAGCCGCACGAACGTCAAACATTCCAGGTGGTGCAGAGGCCGCCATTTGAAGGATGGCCTGGTTCTGAGCTAGTCGCTGTGTCTCAGAGAAAATGTTAGGGTCAGATACCGGGCGTACGTCGTTGTTGTACGAGAAGTCACGAACCTCAACTGCCTCGCCGGACTGGTTGTCCATCTGTTCCAAATACCAGTGGTTAATGCGAGAAATAATTGCCAGTGACTTAGCTTGGCTGCGGTGTAAACGTGCGTGAATGCTAGAGAATACTTTAGCGCCTTGCTCAATAAGAGCCTGGGCCGTACCAACCGGCATGTTGTTGTTTGCCTCGCCAATCTTTTCTTCTGCGGTGGTAACAACGCCTTTGGCTGCGTCAGTTAACCAGCCAAGTAAATTAAACAATACGCTGGATGGTTGATTAAACGGCATTGGCATTGCAATCTTGCGAACGTCGTCAACACCAGGTGCTCCCTCAATCTCAACTACTTGCGTAGGCTCGATGCGATCGCTTTGCCCACCAATTCGTCCACCTTTGAGTTTAAGTAGCGTTTGGGAATTATTAATATGCGCCGCGTCAAGGAGAGCACGTAGAGCACCAGTGAGAGCAGCGCTAAGACCACCAATAAGATGGGGAAGGCCAATAGCATAAGCGCCACGCCAAGGGATAAATTTAAACTCGACATACCAGTCCAGTTTTTCAAACTTTTCATCATTTGCTTCCCAGTTACGATACAGACCCAAGACTGTGCTTGTTGTCTCATCAATCATTAAAATGTAAGGGGCTCGTAGTCCTTCAGTTTGATCGTCTTCATCCAAACGCATGAAGCACGTAATTTCGTAAACACGACGCAATCCGTCAATGTTTTTAGAGGGCATGTCTTTGCCCTCAATTTTATCGTTTGCTTTTTCAGATCTTGTCTGATCATTTAATGGTGCATCCGAAGAGTACACGCTGTCAATGTCAACGTAGATACCGGCGTCAATACGCTGTAAGAACGTGTCTTCAGTAATGTCTTGTACTTCAGTGACGCGTTGCGATGTGTAGAAGTTGGTTGACGAGTACGGTAACAAAATGTTGTCAATCGCGACCCATTCACAGATCGGACGTTTTTGTTCTTCGTCCCAGCGCCACTTAAGGAACTGTGATCCACCTAACGGCAACTGAGTAAGCAGTTGCTCCATTTCATCGCGGTACTCAGGCACCTGCTCAGTTAGCTGCCAGTTAAGGAAGTTAACCTTACGATCTGCCGTCTCTTCTTTTACTCGATCTGCTTCGCCCTTGATGTTAGACTTAACTAAGCCATCGGGTGGAAGTAATTCTTTAGCCGTTGACGCAGCGAAGTCAACGCAGGCCTCTGCCATAACTGGGTGAACCACTTTGGAAGCACCGTCAAACGTCGCCCCTCCAGGTGCATCTTTTCCAAGCCCAGTTCTACGCAATCCTTCTTCATACTGTTTGTCTCGTTGTGAACGCGACTCTTTGTCAGCGTCAATTAAATCTAAATACTCCGTTGCCAGAGATTGTAATGTACTCTCATCAAACACCTCAGCCAAGTTCTCGTAGAACTGTGGGTTTTTTCTTGGGCTTTGTTTTTCTTTGTAGTTGACAACAACAGAGCCGTCTTCTAACTCAATGACTTCTTCTTCAACGTCGCCGGGTTCTAGTCCAAGTGTTTCTTCATAGTAGTCCATCTCGGCATCTTGTGCCATGGCCTCTTGAATGTTTTGCTCGGTTTCAAGGCCCGGCAAATTTGCACCAGACTGAATGGGTAGTGTTGGGTTTGCCATAGTTTATCTATTGTAGAATTTTGATAGGCTGGGAAAACTTGGTTGCTCTTGCACGTTAATCATTTCCGAAGGTTGATTGTGTTTAAATATTGGTGATCCGGCTCTTGCCTGTTCTCTAACCATTTTTTGTTGTTTTGCTGCTTCTTCGGCTTTTTGTTTGTTGTAGGTATCTAACGTTGCGTCACCCATTTGGTTAGGTCCCATTAAAGACAATAACACGGTAAGAGGATTTAATGGTGCGACCGCCAAACCCAACGTTGCCAAATTTTCCATGGCGGGGCCATATTTTTTGTTTGAGGCATTTTTTTGTAATTCTAAAATTTCTGGTGATAACATTGCTGAGTTTACTGCCACCTGAGTTCCAATGTTTGCCGGAGTTGATATTCCACCTTTTGCAAACTTTTGTGGTTGTTGGCCAGCGGCAATTATTGCGGCTAGCATGTCTTGCACGCTCATCCCAGTGGCGCCGCCGCCTGCAAAAAACTTGGGTTGTATGCCAGACTCTTCCAACATTGCCTGCTGTGGGGTCTTTAACATACCAGGAGAGGCGGGCGTCATGCCAGCCTCTTCCATTAGTTTTTGTTGGGGAGTCTTTAGAAAGTTCATTTTGAGCGGGTAGTTATTCCTATTTATACTAATGCACAAATACTCGGTGATCCGCCCTACTGGGCGTACGGGTTTACAAATCGCTTGCTGAGGTCGTCGTCCACGTAACTATAGTCTCGAGCTGGTAGCGGGTCGAGTTGGATCCATCCAGAATCACGTAGAACGCGCAACGCTTGGGAGAGGGAGTCGACATAGTCATCGTGTCCTCCAGCCTCTGGAAATGAACACACCTGACGAAGAAAACGTTTTGCCCAGTCTGCATATTCTCCTTTTCGTTGGGGTTCCTCTGGTATCCAAACTTTTCCTTTAGCTACCAGTGGAGAGACAATGTTTAATCGTTGCACCTTATCGGCACGTCCGGGGTTGTATCCGCGTACCGGTACCCCGGCGCCCTGGAGTTCTTGGATCAGCGAGATACCGGCGGACTTATCTTCCATCAGTATCAGGTCCGCCTTTCGGCCCTTGCCAAAGTCATTATCTGCTCCGTAGACAACCTCTTTAAAGTCGTTGATTACCTTCCTACGCAGCTCGGGGTATGACAGGTGCTCGTCCCAAGCGTCTAGGAGTATAATTGCTGTCCCATCGTCTTGCTGTTCAAACACGCCCCAGATGGTGCAGGCGGTTGGGTCGTTCATTGTTTTCTCAGAAGTCGCCGGATCATACGACGCAATGACATACTCCAACGTTGGAGTCGGCTTGTTGGCTGGCCAGAGCTTAAACTGTTTGCGCTTGATGATGCCGGACTGCTCCGGGTCAAGAATCTCACCATAGATCTCTTGTCTTCCAATGTCAGTTCCGTCATACGTCTCAAGCTGTTTGAAAAAAGTCTCTGAAAGGTTTGCTCGGTTGTCGTAGGACGACGCGTTTGATACGTATACATCTCCACCTACTTTCCCTTCGTTTAAGTCTACAATTAATTCTTTTGGCTTTGGTGTGGTAGTAATAATCTGCTGGACCCGAGGGATGCGTGGGTCCTTAAGACGGAGGGTAAACTGTACGCCATCGTAGGCGTCGTCAATGTAGTCAAATGCACACAGCTCGTCAAACCAGGCCCCATGGTATTGCTTACCTCGGTAACGCTCGGGCTCAGAGGCGGGGATGCCCTGTATAAGAGATCCATTT